CGGCTGGATCAGCTACTTATTAGGTAAAAAGTTTGGCAAAAAGTCCTCGTCTTCTTCTGCTGCGGCAGAAAGCGCCCAGTCTGGCGCCATGAGCTATCTGGACATTCAGGACGCCTACTGGTACGGCAACGAGCGGGCTTTTGCGGGCTACGACTACCGCAGCGACCCCTTTACCTACAACCCCAACAACAATTCCGTTCCCAAATATCAGGCGGAGATACAGGCTCAGCTTACAAAGCTGAGCACCGTAGTGGAGCAGTATCTGCCCGACGTGGCAAATCAGCAGATCGTGCTGGATGACGGCACCATTGTGGGTGCTCTCGCCCCCGGCATGAACGACCAGCTGGGCCATATCCAGATGCTTGCAGAAAGAGGAAACTGAGATGTACGAGATTTTTGCATATCCCTACGGTGACCCCGAAAACAAGCTGACCGTCTATCAGCCGGGCAACCGGCAGGCTGTGGTGCTGTCGCCCAAGCTTACCCGCGAGGTGAGCAAGGGCGGCAGCCTTACTTTTACCATGCTGCGCACCCACCCCTGCTATGAATCCATGCAGAAGATGTCCACCGCTGTGGCGGTGCATCAGGACGGCAAGGAGATATGGCGGGGACGGGTACTCAGCCACGAAGCCGACTGGCTCAACCGCCGGGTCATCTACTGCGAGGGAGCTCTCAGCTATTTCAACGACAGCTGCATTACTCCCTTTAACTACGAGGGCAAGCTGAGGGATTTTTTGGAATACCTCATCAAAGCCCACAACTCCCAGATCTCCGGCGGCGATGGCTACGAGGAACAGACCAGCTACGACAAGATGAAAAAGTTTGAGCTGGGCAGGGTGACTGCCGCCCTCGGCGACCTTGTGGTGAGCTACGGCGACCGCAACCAGTACGGCGTGGGCGAGGACTACGGCAGCACCTGGGACATCATCAGCAAAATGGTGCTCAAGACCTACGGCGGCTACGCTTACTGCACCTATAACTCCACCACCGGCATGAACGTGCTCAACTACTGCGACCAGGCATATGAGGCTGACCGGCAGACCGCCCAGAACATCGAGTATGGCGTGAATCTGCTGGATTTTACCGAGAAGACCGACACTAACGACCTTTTTACACGCATCTGGCCGATGGGCAACAAGCACACTGTCGAAGAGACCAAAACCCAATGGAAGTACAAATTCCTCTGGTTTAAGTGGGGCTCGACTACCGTGACGACCGGCACCCACGAAGAGCGCTACGGCATCAACGGCACGAGCCAGAGCGCCGTGGACAAGTACCTCCCGAAAAAAGGCTACAGCTGGAATCGGGAGTACGGGTGGATACAGAACGACGAGGCCGTAAAAAAGTTTGGCGTGGTCTCCAAAATCAGGGAGTTTGACACGGACAGTAGCGACGCCACCTTTGCCGCCGCGGTGCAGGACCTGGAAAAGAACGACCTCATGACCATGAGCTATGAGGTCAAGGCCGTTGACCTTGTGGATGCTGGCTATGATACCGAGCGGCTGACCTTTGCCAGCTTTGCCCATATCATCAGCAAGCCCCACAGCATCGACGTGATCATGCTCTGCACCAAGCTTGTGGAGCCGCTCGACCACCCGGAAAAGAAGGAGTACACCTTTGGCATGACCCGGCGCACCCTCACTGACCGGGCCGTGGCAAATCTTGGCGTGACCAACGAGCTCTCCGAAAAGACGGCATCCACCAGCCGCTACGCCAGCGCCACGCAGGTGGACACCACCCAGGCGGGCAAGACGGCCAGCGACTTTATCGACTACACACCCGCCTCCGGCATGACCGTTGGCCACGCCAGCATCACGGCCAACATCCATTTCGGGACGGACGGCCTGACATTCTCCGGCGTGAAAAACGGCACCGAGCTGCAAAGCTGGTCGGGCTCCACCTTTGCGGCCCAGACCACGAGCACAGACCTCTCCGGCTATGCGGCGGTGCTGCTCACCTACGACGGCGACGCCGCAGCGTGGGCTGCCGCCGGGGGCAGTGGCCGGGCCTTTGCGGTGCTGCCGGTGAACGGAAAAACATACTCCATCCTCTTCCCCGGCGCTCTGGCCCAGCGGCGGGACGTCACGGCGTCCAAAAGCGGCGTGACCTTTGGCAGCGGATACCGACAGACGGCGGCAGGCGCATGGGTGCAGGATGATACTGCCTGCCGCCCGGAGGCGCTGCAGGGCTTTATGTAAAGGAGCGTGATTTTTATGGGCAAGCTCATGGGAGCAAAAATCGGCTCTCTGCACACCTTGGACGACCTCGGCCTTTACCTGTTGGTTGGCAGCCCGCTCATCTCCGGCGCAGAGCCGGACAAAAAGCTTGTGCAAGTGCCGGGCGGCGATTTTCTGCTCGACCTCACCCGGGCTGTGGACGGCAAAGTACACTACCTTCAACGTACCATCCGGCTTGACCTCAAATGCAAGGCTCCACCGGATGAGCGCCGCAAGGTGCAGAGCATTCTCGAAAACACCTTGCAGGGGCAGTGGCTGCGCTGCGTACTGGACGAGGACCCGGCCAACTTCTGGGTGGGTCTGTGGACAGTGTCGCCCCAGAGTAGAGACCGGCATACCGGCACATTTTCCATCACTGGCACGTGCAATCCCTACAAGTACAACGCCACCGCCTACGCAGGGGCAGACTGGCTGTGGGACGATTTTTATTTTGATGAGGACGTCATCTATGACGAGCCTACGGAGGTAAAGAGCCTGTGAACAAAACTTTTGAAGAAAACATCAACGACATCCGCAAGGCAAAGCGGGGCGTTGAGGTGCGGGAGGCGATGGCCGAGAGCCTTGAGTATGTGGAGGGCTTTGCCTCCACCGCTACCCAAAAGGCAGAGGAGGCCGCAGCCAGCGCCAAAACTGCCGCCGAGGCCAAGGAAGCCGCCGCTGCCTCTGCCCGGACCGCAGAACAGCAGGCGGGCATTGCCACGCAGCGGGCCGAGACTGCCACACAGCAGGCCGAGGCTGCCGAAAGCTCCAAAGCTGCTGCCGCAGAGTCCGCCAAGAGGGCAGAGCAGTTTGCCAAGGAGACTGAGGGCCGCGTCACCACCGACCCCACCTTGACCGTCAAGGGCGCTCCCGCAGACGCCAAAGCCGTGGGCGACCGCATCAACGCCATCAAAATCGAGACCGACAAGACCCTCACCCTCTCCGGTGCTGCGGCGGACGCGGCGGCGGTGGGCGGCATCGTGCTGCCCCGGGTGGTGGTGCAGACCGAAGCGGGCAGCTCCATCGTCCTCTCGGACGGAGAGAAAGACGTGAGCGGCGTGGCGGAAGGCGGCAGCTTTTCTGCGGCCCTGCCCCACGACGGGGAGTGGACCGTCACCGCCACGCTCGGCACCGGCGCGGCCACGGAGACGGTGCAGGCGGAGTATTGCCGCACCAAGACCCTGACCCTGACCTACTACACCCTGACCGTGACGGTCAAGGCGGGCAGCACCGTCACTGCCCAGTGCGGGGACAAGACCGTCACCGGCACCGTGCCGGAGAGCGGGAGCATCAAGCTCTATCTGCCCATCGCTGGCATGTGGATCGTGACGGCCACGCTGGGCGACGAGACCACCGAGGGCAGCGTGGAGGTGAGCGAATACAAGGACTATCCCCTTGAGCTTGCCTACGTCCACATCTACGGCGCGAGTTGGGACGGCACCAGCACCACCAAGTGGAGCCGCACCGACGAGGCGGCAGAGTTTACTGACCCTATGCCGTATGTCGCTGGCGCAAGCAGCTATGGCAGCCCTTTTGACAGCTTGCAGCCCTGGGCGGGCATGACCGTTAGTGAGCGCACCGGCGGCACGATGGTAGCCATCCCCAAGTTTTGGTACAAGCTGACCCAAAACGGCAGGGGAATGACCATCCAGATCGCCGACCGCGCGGTGGAGGGCTACAGCGTCAGCCCCGCCCACATGGACAGAGGTGACGGCCACGGCGAGCGGGATGTGGTGTATATCGGCAGATACCACTGCAACGGCACCTATAAGAGCGGCACCGGCAGCCCCAGGGCGAACATGACCCGCTCTTCGGCCCGCTCCGGCATCCACAATCTCGGCTCGACCATCTGGCAGAGCGATTTTGCCATGCGGTTTACTGTCTGGCTGCTCTATATCGTCGAATTTTGCGACTGGAACAGTCAGGCGAAAATCGGCTATGGATGCAGTCCGAACAGCAACACCTTCGCAATGGGCTACACCGACTCGATGCCCTACCACACCGGCACCGATCAGAGCAGCCGGGCCACCTACGGCGGCACGCAGTACCGCAACATCGAGGGCCTGTGGGATAACGTGTTGGACTGGTGCGATGGCTGCTACAACAACGGCAACGGCCTGAACATCATCTTGAATCCCTCCGAGTTCAGCGACAGCGGCAATGGCACGGCGGTCGGCGTTCCGTCCAATGGCTGGCCGTCCGCATTCAATGTCAAGACAAACGGCGGCTTCCCGACGTTTATCCCCACATCCGCGTCCGGTAATGACGCAACGTACTCGTGCGATCACTGGTACTTCAGCTCGTCGTACCCGTGCCTCTACGTCGGTGGTTACTATAGCCGCAACTCCGACTATGGTTTGTTCTACGTCGACTACAACGCCGCGTCGAACTGTAACGGGTACATCGGCTGCCGCCTCCAGGAACTCCCCAACGGGGGAGTCTGAGGGGGCCGCAGCCCCCGCAGATAACCGCGCCGTAAGGCGCTGAACTTTATATGGGACTGTCTGTGCATTGCCGGTGTTTTTTTGTTCTCAGGCCTCGTGCGATAACTGGAACTTCAGCTCGTCGAACCCGTGCCTCTACGTCGGTGGTAACTATAGCCACAACTCCAACTATGGTTTGTTCTACGTCAACTACAACGCCGCGTCGAACTATAACGGGAACATCGGCTGCCGCTTCCTTTTTGATATTTCCAACCTCATATATTTTGGCACAGACAGCCGCACACCCCACGGTGAAGATAGGCATTTTGGGAGCGGGCTAGTACACCCCGCAAGGGGCGCTGGAACGTCCGTACAGCTAAAAGGAGGGTATCCCATGAAGAGAGCTGGAAAGCTCTTTGATACGTTAATCTCAGATGATAATCTGTTACGCGCCATCGACGAAGTGAACCGCACTCACCACTGGAAGAGAGGCCACAAGCCCAACACCTGTACGGCGTGGGTAGAAGAGACCAAGGCTCAGCGGGTGGAAGACCTGCGGCGAATACTCGTTGGCGGCTTTGAGCCGAAAAAGCCCCATGTCAGCCAGCGGTGGGACGCCAATGCCCGGAAATGGCGAACCATCAGCGAACCGGCCCAGTGGCCCGACCAGTATGTCCACCACGCCCTCATCCAGGTCTTGCAACCCAGGATGATGCAGGGAATGGATTTTTACTGCTGCGGCTCCATCCGGGAGCGCGGTCCGCACCGGGAAAAGAACGCCATCCAGCGATGGATGAAGTACGACCGCAAGGGGACAAAGTACGAGTTTTGCGGTGACATCCGCCACTTTTACGATAGTCTGACCCCGGAAGTCGTCATGGCCCGGATGCGGCAGCTCTACAAGGACTGCCGCGTCCTCGACCTCATCCGGCGCGTCATCCGGGACGGCGTAAAGCTGGGGACGTACACTTCCCAGTGGTTTGCCAACGCCGTCTTACAGCCCCTCGACCAGCTCATCCGGGAAAGCGGGCTGTGCAAGCATTACGCCCGGTATATGGACAACATCACAACCTTCGGGCCGAACAGGCGCAAGCTGCGCAAACTCCGCATCCTTGTGGAGAGCTGGCTGAACGCCCACGATCTGAAGCTCAAGGGAGACTGGCAGGTGTTCCCGGTGGCGAAGAGGCAGCCGAAGACGCCCCTCGCCCCGCCCCGGCGCGGCTTTGCCCGGGCGAAAGGGCGGCTGCCGGACGCTGTAGGCTACCGGTACGGGAGAGGGTACACCATCCCCCGCAAGCGGAATCTGCTGCACATCAAGCGGGCGCTGGCGCGGTATCGCAAGCGCAGGCGAAAGGGCAAGCCCATCGCACCAAGAGCGGCGGCAAGCCTGCTCTCCCGCCTCGGGCAGCTCCGGCACTGCAACAATTATCATCTCTATCAATGGCTGTTTCGGGGAGAGCGGGTCGTCCGCGACCTGAAGCACGTCGTCCGAGAGCATCGGAGAAAGGAGAACCTGACGTGGACTATGTTTTTGGCACAAAGGGCGGCGCAGAAGTCCTCAAGACCATCGGCGACGCTCACACCAGCCTGACCGGCTATCACCAGCTTGAGCGGGAGTATCCCGACCAGACCATCACCGACAGCTTCCGCGTTGTCCGCAAACTGCGTAGCGCGGAGGACGCGGAAGGGCGCTGCTATGACTGGTACGAAATCGACCGCCACTACCGGATGACCGACAAGACCGGCCCTCTGGCAGAGCAGGCGGCGAAGACCGCCGCCGAGCTGCAGGATGCGCTGTGCGAGCAGGATGCGGCGACCGATGAGCGCGTGAGCACTCTGGAGGATGCCGTCTGCGAGCTGGATGCAGCAGTCAACAAGTAAGGAGGTACAGTATGGAAAAGATCTGGGCAAACAGATTGGTGGCCGGCACCAAGACCTGGGCAGAGATGCCTGCAAGCCGCCGCGCCGGAGTCAAGCGGGAGCTGGCCAAGCGGGTGGCCGAGGGGGAGATCACCCAGGAACAATACAAGGAGATCACTGGGGAGGACTACAATGGGTAAGCTGCTGGAACTGCTGGAAAAGCTGGTGCGGGCCATCTTTGGCCCGGGGGACGAGCGGGACACTGGCGAACCTGAGCCTGCGCCCCAAGCCCCCAAGGCAGAGGCTGTCACCGGCTGGGAGGGCGGCCCGCCCTATCGCTTTGTGGATGTGAGCCGGTATCAGGGCCTTATCGACTGGGCGCAGGTGGCAGCGGCGGGCTACAAGGGAGCGATGCTCAAGACGGTATCCACCAACTACAAGCTCTCCAAGCGGTCGGACGGCCTGTACATCGACCCAACCTTTGAGACCAACTACCGCAACGCCCGGGCTGCCGGGCTGGACGTGGGCGTCTACTACTACACCTACGCCACCAGCGAGGCCATGGCCAATGCAGAGCTTGCCCTTCTGCGGCAGGCGCTGCGGGGCAAGGAGCTGACCCTGCCTGTGGCGGTGGACGTGGAGGACAACCGGCTGGGCAATCTGGACAAGCAGAGCCTGACTGACCTGACCGCCTACGCTCTGCACGAGGTAGAGCAGATGGGCTTTTATGCCCAGCTGTACACCTACACCAGCTTTGCAAAGGCGCATCTCTATGTGGGCGGCGCGGCCCTGCGCCCTTATGACGTCTGGCTGGCCGACTACACCGGCAAGGCACCCAAGGTCGATTTTGCCTACAACGCCCACCAGCACACCAGCAAGGGCAGCGTGCCTGGCATCTCCGGCAACGTAGACCTCAACGTCACCACCGTCAACTACCCCAAAATCATCCGCAAGAAGGGCCTGACCCGTCTTCGGGAGGGCAAATGACCGAAAAAGAAGCTTTGCTGTGGGTGCTGGGCATCTTGGGCAGCCTGTGCGCTGCAGCCATCACCATCGACAAGGTGCTGGAAATCATCCACAAGTACATCAAAAAGGCGCAGGAGCCGGACAACGCGCAGAACAAGCGGCTGGATGAGCTGGACAAGCGCATCGGCACCTTGGAGCAGGGCCAGCTTCAGCACACGCAGGCCCTCGCCCGTGACCAGCGCCGCTTTGACGAAATCGACGAGGTGAGCCGTCTGACCCTCGACGGGGTGCGCAATCTGCTGGACGCGCAGCTGTCCGGCAACAATCGCGAGGGGATGCAGAAGAGCCGCGCCGACATCGACAACTATCTGTTAAAAGGAGTGACCAATCATGGTAGCACTGGCAACTAAGCTTTTTGACCTTATCCCCGCCCCGGTGGCGGCTGTGCTGATGCTGGGGGGCGTGATCTTTTACGCTCTGGGCTGCATCCGGCTAGGCTACGGCGCAGCCGTGAAGCCTCTGGTGCTTGACCTCATCGAGCGGGCCGAGCACGAGATACAGGGGACAAAGCGCGGCGCAGAGCGCAAAGCGTGGGTCGTCAAGATGCTCCGGGCCGCTCTGAGCGCCAGCAAATACGGCAGGCTCATCAGCTGGGCCATCACCGATGAGACCATCGGCGCGGTCATCCAGTTTTTCTTTGACCGCATGAAAGCGGCGCTGGAAAAGGAGTAAGGAGGTTATTATGGCAAGCACTACATACGCACAACAATGGCTGAAACAGGCTGTTTTTGTAAATGAGTTTAACTTTTTCAGCCTCAAAAGTCGAACTCGTCACCAGTTTGCCGTGCTTGGCACTATGGTGCGCAACGCCGGACAGCTCCCGCAGCCCTTCTGGCTCGGTGCTGCCTGTGGCGGCGGCTCGCGTAGTGCTGCCCGCTGCGCTGCGAGGACTTGACAGACAGCGGATGACCGCCGCCATCAAAAACGCACCGCTTGGGAGGGTAGACCGTAAGATAGCCTTACTGCGGTACGTTGAGCGGCTCCCGCTGCCGGACATTGCAGCACAGACACATTACAGCCGGACGGCGGTAGGCTACCGGCTGAAAGGCATTGACAAAATGCTGGATACGTTGTAAAATAATGTCAACGAAATCCGCCCGGCCTCTCGAAGAAGCGCATTAGGGCGGATATTTGTACAACTGACCAGTCTCCCGCGCGCCTACTTATAGTGCGTACCATGCGGGAGACGATTTTATACGAATTATGGCAAATAAAATATATCGCTTTTTGTCCCGTGTTTTGTTCGCTCTGATTATTTTTGGGGCGACAGCAAGCGTTCTAAAAGCCGTCATTTCGTTTTGACATAGTGCATTTATAGGCGTGGTTTTATCGGTATATGCGTCTTTGCATTATACGCCATACGATTTATGATTTGAAAGGCTACGGCCTTTGTAGAGAGCGGCATTGCCTGTGGACGGTTCCGCTCTTGATTTTAGACTTTGCCGTTTTGGCAGCACAAACCCCCCCGGTGTTCCGTTTGGAGCATCGGGGGATTTTTTATTTTTGGGGACATGGAAGCCCGGCAAGGCTCCATCCATTATAACTTTGTACCTGGCGTTTCCGGGAAGATACGCCACGCATGGAGGATGCAATCGCCCGGAAACCGCTCGATATTCGCATGGCGGCTATATCATGCGGCTCACCCCTGCAAATCAGCGATGGTAACGCCGCAAGCGGATGCGATCTTTTCGAGGGTAGACACTCTCGAGATTGCCTTTCCGGACTCTGCATGTTGAATGGTTGCAGTGGACAGCCCGGTTTTTTCTGCCAAGGCCCGGATGGTTAATCCTGCGCTTTCTCTGGCTGCTTTGATTTTGACGGCAGACACGCCAAGCGTCTTGTAATCGGGCGAGTTGTACCCAATCACGAACAACCCTTGCTGTTCCATCGGCAACGCTTTGAGTGCGTAGCTCTTTTCTACATCCTCAAGGTCAACATCCTTCAGGACGTAGGCGCATGCATTGTCAAGCTCCGGGGTCATCTTGTGGAGCTTGTGTGCCAGCGTAATTTTCATCATCACGCCGCGCACCGGGAACCGTGTCGCGTTGTCGAGGTCTGCCTGGTTTACGCGGTCGGGTGTGCAAGCCTCATCGAGCAGGCGGTAGAGCTTGCCGAGATTGCAGATGGTATTGTTTTCCATTTTGCCCTCCTAATTCACTTGTTCAGCATGTCCATCACGGCGTTGTAATGGCTTTCGTATTCTTCGCCAACAGCAAGTTCTTTTTCGACTTTTGCTTTCTGATAGGCCCGCTCTTCGCCGTAGATTTCGTTCTCGATCTCATCGGGGATTTCAATGAACGCTTTCTGCTTCTTGCCGTGAGCCACAACGAACACAACAAAGGCGTGGTGTACGTTCTCCGGCCAACGGCCGATCTGCTGCTTGTAGGCACCCGCCTTCATTTCCTGCCCATTCACCAGCAGGGAATTGATGGTGTACTGCCACTTATGGCAAGGGACTGTAACCTCGTTGCCTTCGTTCCAGAGGGTTTCTTCGGTGATGACCTTTTTGTCAATGTCGAGTTCGATTTTTGCGCCGCGGGCGGTATTCCAAGAGTATTTCATTTTTTGTCCCTCCATTTGTGTTTCCTTCTGACGCCATCATTATACCACAAAACTAATACAAGTGATACAGGCATAGTCACCAGACTTTGCCTTATTTTTTTGTCTATTTTGTATCAGTTGTATTAGTTTTGGCTAGGTCGCAATCAAACTCTAATCAAGATTTAATCAGGCGTTTTTGTCCTTCGTTATGCGTTCGTTGTCTCTTAACTCTCCTTAAAAAGGTAAACTGAGCGCAAAGGGAGGTAAGCGCCAATGTGGAACAAGTTCAGCCCGAACCCTCACGGGGGCAGCGTGGGTGATTGCGCCGTGCGCGCGGTAGCAGCAGCCACTGGGCAGAGCTGGGAGCAGGCCTACATTGGATTGGCGCTGACCGGCTTTGCTCTCGGCGATATGCCCAGCGCCAACCGCACATGGGGCGCATACCTCCAAAAGCACGGATTCAAGCGCCGCCTTGTCGAGGCGGACTGCACCACCTGTTACACGGTGGCAGATTTTGCCCGGGAGTATCCGCACGGCGTGTATGTACTGGGCTGCTCCGGCCATGTTCTGGCCGTGGTCAACGGCGACTGGCTGGACAGCTGGGACAGCGGCGCGGAATGCCCGATCTACTACTGGTACAAGGAGGACTAAACGATGCCGTACAATCCATATGGCTATCAAATGCCAAACTACTACGGGCAGCCTATGCCTGACCAGCTCACGCAGCTGCGGCAGAATGCCGGGTATCAGCCGCCCATGATGAGCCAACCGACAGGGCAAAGCTCCCCATCTACGCCTCCTATCATCTGGGTGCAGGGCGAAGAGGGCGCAAAAGCCTACATGGTAGCCGCCGGGAACAGCGTGCTCTTGATGGATAGCGAGAACAGCGCCTTTTACATCAAGAGCACGGACGCAAGCGGAATGCCGCTGCCGCTCAGGGCCTTTGATTACAAGGAGCGCACCACGGCAGCTAAGATGCCCGCTCAGGCCGTCCAACAGCCCGGCGGGGAGTTTGTCACCAGGGTAGAGTTTGACGCCCTGGCAGCCCGCTGTGCAGCGCTGGAAAAGCAGGAGCCCACAAAAACCGAAACGGAGGTCAAGTGATCATGGCAAATCCTCTTTTTAATGCACTGGGCGGCGGCAAAGCATCATCCATGCCCGGCCCTATGGACCAGTTCGGCCAGATGATGCAGCAGTTCCAGCAGTTCAAGGCTAATTTTCAGGGCGATCCAAAGCAAGAGGTGCAAAAGCTCCTGCAATCCGGGCGGATGAGCCAAGACCAGCTCAACCAGCTTCAGGCAATGGCTCAGCAGTTCCAGCAGTTTTTACACTAAGTCGTAACCGTGGCCACGGTCGAGATACACTTTTTACCAAAAATTTCGAAAGGAGTACAAAATGTCTCTTTCTTCTGACAACATCGGCCTGACTATGCCGGTGCAGCCCGCCAATACCAACAATGGCAATGGCTTTGGCTTTGGCGGCGATGGTTCGTGGTGGATCATCGTGCTCTTCCTTTTCATCTTCTGCGGCTGGGGTGGTAACTGGGGCGGCAATCGCGCCGGTGCCGGCGCCGGCGTCGTGGATGGCTACATCCTGACCAGCGACTTCGCCAACATCGAACGCAAGATCGATGGCGTAAACAACGGTATGTGTGACGGTTTCTACCAGCAGGCACAGCTCATCAACGGCGTCCAGCAGACCGTGAGTAACGGCTTCATGTCCGCCGAAATCAGCCGTGCAAATCAGCAGGCGGCATTCATGCAGCAGCTCTTTGCGATGCAGATGCAGCAGCAGAACTGCTGCTGTGAGACCCGGTCTGCTATCCAGGGCGTCAACTACAATCTGGCTACCCAGTCCTGCGAGACCCGGAACACCGTGCAGAACGCGACCCGGGACATCGTAGACAACCAGAACCAGAACGCCCGGGCTATCCTGGACGCTCTCACAGCTCAGCGCATCGAGGCAAAGGACGCCAAGATCGCGGAGCAGAGCCAGCAGCTCTTTGCGGCTCAGCTTGCAGCTTCCCAGGCGGCGCAGAACGAGACCCTCAAGGCATACATGAGCGGTCAGCTGGCCTACTACAACCCGCGTCCCGTTCCTGCCTTCCCGGTTCCTGCGCCGTACCAGTACGGTAATTGTGGCACCGGATGCGGCTGTAACGGCTGCGCATAACCAAATAACGGCAACTGACTACAATTTGTAGCCTGTTCAGCCCCTGAGCTGATTTTGCAAACCAGAGCGCCGGGGCAGAAGTCCCGGCGCTTTTATTTATGAAAGGAGCCGATAAAATGGCTGAATTTACGAATCCCAATATCGTGACGGTATCCGCCGGGGAAAATCTTCCCTTGACAGAGACTGCCGTAAAAGGCCCGGCCTGCATCGTCCATCGTGAGGGCGCGGGTATCGTGACCCTGCGCGGCCTGACAAACCAGTGCAAAGCCCGCTTCAAGGTGAGCTTTGGCGGAAACATCGCGGTACCTACCGGTGGCACTGCCGGGGCTATCTCTGTAGCGCTGGCGATCGCTGGCGAGCCGCTGAACAGCGCAACGGCGATTGTCACCCCGGCGGCAGTCGAAAATTACTTCAATGTTTTCGTGGCTGCGTTCATCGAGGTGCCGCGTGGCTGCTGCGTGACCGTGGCGGTTAAAAACACCAGTACGCAGGCAGTCGGCATTGCAAACAGCAATCTGATCGTTGAGCGGGTAGCATAAGAAAGGAGATAAAGTCATGCTGGATAAACTGAATCATTTGAAGGATGAGATGTGCGACGAGCTCATGGAGCTGACCGACAAAAAGAACCGCTCTCCGGGCGATGTTGAGATGATCGGCGAGATCGTGGACATCATTCTGGACATCCACCGCATCGAGGACTACTGCGAGGGCGGCGAGTACAGCCGTGCGGGCGAGTGGGAAGCTGACATGCGCGGGACTTTCGGCCATGATGCCGGAAACGGTTACAACCGGGGCAACAGCTATGCCAACCGAGGCCGTCACTATGTGCGCGGACACTACTCCCGCACGGATGGCCGTGATCGCATGATCTCTGACATTGAGGACATGATGCAGGACGCCACCGGCGCAGAGCGAGACGCTTACAAACGCGCAGCGGACATTCTGCGCAATGCATAAGTGAGGAGGGCGGCAAGTATGGACATTGACGAGATCAACGAGCATATCCGCAAGCTCAAGTGCGAGGAAACAAGCTGGCAGAGTGTCAATAAGCTTGCCGCCCTCTGCACCGTGCGGGACGAGCTGGAGGAAGCACGCGCACCTGAAACGCAGACCCAGGCATTGCCGCCTGCGACTTATGCGGCGGCGTACTCCACAGCAACGGAACCGCAAAGCGACTTTGTTGCGGCTGCCAGCTCTGTTCCTTTTGGCGGTCTGATGCGGGTGCTTGACGAGCACATGAGCGCCATAAAGCTTGCATACCCAAAAGAGTATGAGTTGGTCATGCGGAAGATTTCTGACATAATAAGAAACCAATAAGCAACCAACTTATAAAAATAAATCGTTATATCGAATAAATATATTGATTTGTAATCAGTGGGTTGCAGGTTCAACTCCTGTCACCAGCTCCAAAAAATAACGCATAGACGATGAAAGTGATTCGTCTATGCGTTATTTTTTGTGAAAAAGTGATGCAAAAAGACCTGAAACGGTGTGATAAACTACCAAATAAGCTACCACGAAACTCCGCTTAGTCTTCCTCGTTTTCACGTTCTTCAAAAAGGCTTTCAGCTTTTTTCATTTCATCGGTGAGGAATTTCTGACGGTGAGCAACGTAATATCTTGCAGTGGTGGAAAAATTTGTGTGTCCCATAATCTTTTTTGTTGCAGTAGGCGCCACATTTGCTTCAACGAGAAGGGTAGTTGCAGTGCGGCGCAAGGCGTGGGGGGTAATGCGGTCTCTAATCGGAGTGTCGGCTTGGTTTATTCCAAGATCAAGCATCAGCTTACGGAAAGAATGCTCAACATTGTTTTTGTCCTTTTTGTTTCCGCTTTCAGTGGGAAGAAGATATTTTTCTCCGATGCTCAACAGCATCCATTCTGCAAGAATATTCTTGATCGGGTTTAAGATAGGAATAAAGCGCCCCTTTCCAGCAGCAGTCTTTTCGCCACCGGTCAGATTGCCGTTTTCTAAATCAACATTATCTCTGGGCAAAGAAAGAAGCTCGTCAATTCTCATTCCGGTGTATAAAAGAACCATTGCGATCTGCGCCGTTAAGTGCATTCCGTTTCTAGGATCGTCTGCAATGGCTCGGATTTTAGCTGTCTCTTCCGGCGTAAGGATCCTTTCCTTTGGGCCTGGCGCTGGGGGCAGCTCTAACCCATCAGCATAGTTTTGGTTGATAATATCTTGCTTCATGGCATATATGCATAACTGCCGAAATAAACCTTTTTGCTTTTCGCATAGGCTTCGAGATTTTCCGTCTGCGGAAAGTTCATCAATAACTTTTTGATAATCTTCCGTTTTAAGAGTGCGCACTTCGACGTTCCAAAGTTTTTCAGCTTTGCTGTAAGCTCTTACATACCCGTCTTTTGTATCCTCACCGATGCTACTAAAGTGCGTAGCGCTCCATCTTCTGTAGATCTCTGCAAAAGTGGATTTTAAGCGCTCTGCCGGTGTCCTCTGAGCATTGTAAGTATCCAGGGCCTGAATGGCTTCCCCGGGAGATGCATAGTGTCCAAGAACTGTTTTGCCTCCATCCTCCGATGGAACAACGGCAACATACGGTCTGCTTCTATTTCCGTCAGCCTTTTTATATACACTGCCGCTGCCCTTTGGGCGGCGGCGCTTTTTTCTTTGCTGCGGGGCGGCTTCTGGCTGCTTCTTGCCGCAGTAGGGGCAAAAAGATGCATCATCCGGTATTTCCCGACGGCAGCAGGCGCGAATGCATTTCAAAGCTCTTCACCTCGCTTTGCGGTATAGTCGGCCTCGCCGCTCTTCGCGGCCTCTTTTCCCGCCTGGTATGCCGACTGCAGCAGACTCACCGGAGGCTGGACTTCCCACGGGATCGGGTCTGTTCCTGTAGCCACGGCAAACCCGTAATTGTCCAGTATTTGGCCGCAGACGGATACCTTGTTTTGCAAGGGAGTGTGCAGGTTTGCGCACACCTCAGCAAACACCGCCGGTGGATAACTGCCATGTCGGCCCAAAAGGATAAACAGCACCATCTCTTTTACAATTCGCGGCGCTGTGCGAAAGTATTCTGTAAGCGCCTCATCCAGCTCTTCGTCTGATTTGCGCTGTACGGGCTCTTTATAAAGTTCTGGGTGCAGCATTTCTTGCATGGCGGGGAGCGGAGAAGTCCCGCAAGCCTCGAACCAGTCCATTATCTTGTCAGCTGGTGGGCTGGACGCCCCGCACTCCCAGCTCTGGATCGTAGCCTTTCCCTTGTTGATCCGGCGGGCCATGTCGACTTGGCTCAAGCCTGCCGCGACTCTGGCCCGCGCCAATGCGACACCAAGCTTTTCCGCAGTAAAGTAGCTCATCAATTATAACCTCACAAATTTCCATGCCATAAAAACAAAAAGTGACATGGGAAAAACCCATGCCACTCGACAGAGCGGAAGTCCTTCAAGTTTTCCCATAAAATGGTAAAATCTAAAACAAGTTGGACAAATTGAACAAAAACAGAGGTGAAATAAAATGGATTTCGAGCAAAGAAACGGCAAAGAAAACGAAATGACCATCATTGACGGGATGCCTGCCACCATTTTGACTGGCACGGCCCGAACACCTGAACCTTGGGAGGACTAAAGATGGACAAGATGAAGCTGTTTTGCACCCACATCCGCGCCGCGCTGGCCTGCTATGAGGATATGCCGCCCGAGGGACAGGCCCGGGCTCGACTTTTTGTGACCCGCAAGGCCGGGGACATCCGGCAGCTCAAGGCCGCAGCAGACGCGCCCGGCGGGGAGCTTGCCGCTGAACTGTTGCAAAAATTGCAACAACCTTGCAACCACGGATAGCAACGTACATATTTTGCACGTTGTTCGCGCAAAACGCGCGTATTTAGCAAAAAGTCAGCGTAAATTTCAGCGATTCAGCGCAAATACTAAATTTTTCGCGCATTTTTGAGCGATTAAACGCGCTTGACGCGATACAATCAACGGTTGTATAATTCAGTTGTAACCTACATATCGAGCATCGAAATGTTGGATTCGAGCTCAGACTTCCCTTTTTCGGTTAAAAAATACTTGCCTTTTTCATTCATCTGGATAAAGCCCCGCTTTTCCAGTGTTTGAAGATGATAGCCAACATTTTTTATGCCGTACTCAAACCACCAAAGCCCCGGATAACCATATCTCGGGTGCGGATATGTCCCATATGAGCAATATTTCAGCAATGCAATTTCGGTTCGGTACAATCCATTCGCGGTAGAGGGTTGATTTTGCATCTGCTCTGCAAACGGAATCACTCGACGCATACCATTCACGGCATCAAGAGCAAAAGACGGAACATAATCCTTATAGTAGGATGGTTCTTGATAATACTTTTGTTCTTCTGCCGGAATGGATGGTTCTTCGCCATTCATAAACGAAAACGCTGTAAATAAATCCATTGGTTACACCTCTTGCAAAGCGGTGTGTTTCATTTCAAGATACGTTTTAGATCGGAGTGGCATTCGGTCTAAAAACGGCTCAAAAGATGCATACCATCTTTGAGTAGAGTTTGAGCGGCCACGCTCAGTCTTGAGACCGGAAAGCTTCTGGGCCTGTTTTGCATAGGCATTATCTATCAGCACATTTACGGTTTCAGCAGTGGTTTCCGGGTCAAGCGCCTGAGCTTTCAAGGCTGGAAGGTCACAGGTGAATTTTATTCCCTTCTGTTGCAGCTCTATCATGTTGTCGAGACGTTCCAAAGCAAGGTCATACCGAAAGAAAAAAGTATCTGGGTCTGCCGTTTTCTGCATGATATTCAGGGAATCTTGAAATTCATCCATGAAAATCTTAGCGTTCATCCGGTCAATTTCTGCTATTGTTTCTTCTGGGGTGATCTTATCAATGCTTTCCATTGCAGGGAAATCAAAAGTATCTGGAGCAGCTGCGGCGTCTCCTGAATGATAAGAGCGGTATTTGGTTTTGTTATAATCGACAACGCAAAGTGCTGCAACCAAAAAAGGAAAGGCAAAGAAAGCGACGAACAAAAGGGAAATTTCTGAAATATTGAAAGAAGGTTTCCAGATGCTCAGTATGGGACACAAGCAAATTAAACCAATAGCAAAGCAACCAGCCCATTGCAAAAGCGTAGGCCTTGCGTCTTTCCATTTTACGGGTGCTTGCTTGTACGGCGCTCTTTTCTGAATTGTAGAGCTAGAAGGAATGGGAGAAAATATAGCTTCTGCTATTGCACGTTGTGTGCGTTTGCTTGGCGTGATTGCCTTCCCGACTTTTTTAAGCCACCGTTTGTTTGCGCGGTCTCGCTGAGTATAAATAGATACCTTCCTGCGGCCGCCTCGTGCCATACCGCAACACCTCACACATAACAATTATATAAGGAGGACAAAGCAAAATGCAGGACACATCTTTTAGCCCGGACGAAATCAGAAAAATCATCGAAAAGCTTAAGAGTGACCCTGCATTCCGTCAGAAAGTCCTCGATATTCTAAACAGCTAAATTACAACAACGCCCGGATCGCATTCTTTTTTGCGTCCGATGCGGCCATGATTTTTCTTACAAGCTCAGCATCTTCTGGGGACAGCCCACTCAGGCTTACCGTCTCCAAGGTGCTGGGCTTTTCTTTTTGCTCTTCGCCCATAAGCTCTTCAATGGAAATTTTTAGAAAATCAGACACAAGCAATAGCTTATCTTTCGGCGGATAGCGCTTTCCATTAGCCCATTTTCCTACTGTTCCGTTGGCGAATTTCAAATCCTTCTCCATTTTTGTAATGGAACTGCCTTGATTTTTACACGATACACGGATGAATTTCACTAGTTCAGGCAAAGAACGCATAAAAAAAACTCCTCCGATAGCCTAATTTTCTATTGACAACTAGAAAATTAGGCTATATAATAGAGAGCGTAAGGGGCAAACAAAACCAAAGCCCCTGACAATATTATATCGGGCAGACGCTAGATTTTATTCGCTTTGTACCTCGCAACTACATAGTAGCATATTTTCTAGTGATTTTCAAGCCCGGAAAGGAGAATTGCTAGTGAATGTTTCAAAAATCGACCAGTTTTGCAAGCTGCACGGGCTTTCTAGAACAGACCTGGAAGAGAAAGCAGGTCTGAGCAATGGTTCCCTCGGAAAGTGGGAGCGCAGCGTGTACGGCCCCAGCATTTCACAGCTGCTCAAGCTTGCAAAGTATTTTAAGGTCACGCTGAACGAGCTTGTGGTCTACGATGAGGAAGAAGGAAAGCCTGAATGAACGGCATTTCAGGCTTGAGAGGAGGACAAAGACATGGAGCGCATGAGCATCGACCAAATCAAATCCGCAGCAGACCCGGTGGCTGCTTGCAAAGAGCAGATTCGCCGCTGGAAGATCTCCTACTCCCGCTACAGTGGGAGCCGTAAGGGCGGGATGTACTACGAGAGGCACATTAAAGAGTTGTACGCGCTGCTGAAAGAGCTGGAGGGCTAAGCGATGGACATTTACGAGATCGCAGCTCGGGGCAGGCATGCCCGGGAAGTAGCTGATGCGGACAGCGTTAGTTATGTTGTACCTACAAGGGATTACAACTGGTTCCGCTGGAAGGGATGCCGCCGGTCTGGCCAGTGGATTCACGGCGCGGAAGCCGAGACGCATTGCGATGCACTGCAAGTCTACGACAACGGCGCATGGTACCCGGTCGTTGCTTTTTCTCACGGTTATATGGGTCCGGCGGCTGACTACACCGTGGCCGGCGTGAAAAAGGAAACGCTGAAACCGTGCCCTTTCTGCGGGCAGGAGCATACGACCATCACTGAATCTAATACTGAGGGCATTCGGATTAGATGTCCGAAATGCAATATCACATTTACCCGCGATTTTTATGAACATCGCGGGGAATTGGGCAGGCAACGAACTATTGAAGCGTGGAATACTCGCCCTGAATAACCCCGCCTGATGATGGCCCTGTGGCAGGGGCCGAAACCACCTGGCAGCCAGCCGGGCATGGCCGCGGTGCGCAAGAACGACCGCCAGAACCAGCAGGACTGGGTGGCGTAAGGATACAAACTTATTTTGGAGGTTATCAAGATGAAAAAACTGCATGTGAAAGCTACGTTTATTGAGCCGGTGCTGGGCACATGGCCCGCAAACCCCAATGTGGCCCGCGAGTTTATCGCCAGCAAGTCGCCGGATGCTGCCACCATCGAGGATGAAGTGGTAGCTCTTGGCCCCGATGCGGTAGCTGACAAGGGCATGACTGTTTTCCCGCGTGACCCAGACGGCAATCCGATCTTTTACGATTACCAGATCAAAGGCATGTTTAAGGATGCTTGCGGTATGCTTTCCCGCATCGGTGGCAAGACCGAAACTGGCAAGAAGAAGGCCGTGAACGAAAGCGGCAAGCTGACTGCTTACAAGAAGGTCATTGACGGCCTGATTTTCATTCAGCCCCGCATGATTCCCATTCACGTGAACGGTGAGATTACCGACTGCCAGCGTCCGCTGCGTGCTCAGACCGCACAGGGCGAGCGCGTGAGCCTTGCCAACAGTGAGGAGATCCCGGCGGGTAGCACCTGCGAGTTTGACGTAATCCTCCTTGACGACAGCCACGAAAAGGTTGTGCGTGAGTGGCTGGATTATGGCATCCTGCGCGGCATCGGCCAGTGGCGCAACAGCGGAAAGGGCCGCTTTACCTACATCGCTTATGAGGTGAAGGACTGAGCGCAACGGCATGGCATTGACGGCCCTGATTCGCGGAGGCAAGGCTGAGGTTCGATTGGCCGTGCGTCGCGACGCACGACAAAGGCGGTGCAGCTCGAGGCGTGGCAAAGGCTATGAGGTGAACTGCTGTGCAGTGGCAGCGTGTTGCGACCTACCGCATCGCAGCGGCACTGAGAAGCACAGACAGGCAAGGCGAAGGAAAAGCGGAGAAAAGCAGAGCGAGGGCATGGTACGGCGCCGTAGCGAATGGTAGAGCAAAGGAATGGCAGAGAAAAGCGCTGATGTGATTTGCGAAGGAAAAGCGGTGCACCGTGACGATTCGCTGTGGAAAGGTTTTGCTTCGGATGCATTGGCATGGCAGAGAGAAGAAATGCCGTGATTTGCGCAGCGATGGCATGGCAAAGAGCGGTCAGGCGTTGCGATGGCACAGCAAAGAGAAGACATTTTATTAAAAGGAGTGAACGATTTGAACGAATTACAGATTTTCAGCAACCCCGAGTTTGGCAGCATCCGCACGGTAGACCAGAACGGCGAGCCGTGGTTCGTGGGCAAGGACGTCGCGGCGGCGCTGGGTTACAGCAATCATCGCAAGGCTTTGATTGACCATGTTGACGAGCAGGACAAGGGGGTAACAAAATGTGACACCCTTGGAGGAAGTCAGGAAGTGACCGTTATCAACGAGTCCGGCCTTTACAGCCTGATTTTTGGCAGCAAGCTGGAAGGGGCGGTGCGGTTTAAGCGGTGGGTCACCAGCGAGGTGCTGCCTACCCTGCGCAAGACGGGCAGCTACATGATGCCCAAGCTCAGCAAGGAGATGCAGGCGCTGTTTATGCTTGACAACCGCACCCAGCGGCAGGAAGAGCGGCTCACCGCGTTGGAGAACACCATGACGGTGGATTACAACCAGCAGCGTGTGCTGCGCAAGAGCATCAGCCGGGCGGTGATCAGTGCTCTTGGCGGCGAGGACACCCCGGCCTACATTGACAACCACGTGCGCAGCAAGGTGTACAGCGAGTGCAACCACGATGTGCAGGACTGGTTCCGGGTGAACAGCGTGGGCAACATCCCCCGTAAGCGCTTTGACGAGGCGGTGGAGTACATTCAGCGCTGGAAGCCCAGCACCAACACCGTGATGCTGATCCAGCAGACCAACGGCCAGACCAGCTTGTTTGCCGCAGCCGCTGCCCAGAGGAACACCACTACCTCCGGGAAGCTTGTTAAGGAGGTATAAGCATGAAAAAAGTTATTGTAGGCGTAGTGTCCGTATTGGCAAGCGCTTTGCTGATGGCAGGATGCAATAAGCAGGTTATTGACCTGACCTATGAATACAACTGGGCGCAGCTGAAAATGCCTGATGGAACGATTGTCGAGGGGAAATTGAACAGTTGGGACGATTACGAGGGCGACCAGCTGCAAGTGAAGATTGACGGCGTGACCTATCTGGTTCATTCGTCCAATGTTGTGCTGAGACATTGATAGAAAGGAGGACGCCATGCAGAAGCCGAGTCTTACGATAGGCGAATGCGTCCAGATCCTTCGGGACAACAACATCTCAAAGACTGAAAAGGTCTTGGGAGCGCAGATCCAGGCGGGGCTGTTTACCAGCTGGGCGATTCCTTCCGTAGGAACAAAAGAGCCCTGCCCGGACATCTCCCGCGCCGGTTTTATGGCGTGGGTGAAGGACTTTTACAAACTCGAAAAGGTTTATACAAAGGAGGAACCAAGAGAATGAGACTCAAATCGTTTGTCTCCACCGGCACGGTAGGTCTGCTGGCTATTATCGGCGCGGTGCAGGCGGTGCGCTGGGCCTGCTCCTGGCTGGCCGTTGCACTGGTTTGCTGGGGCGGCTGGGACATCGCCGAGGCTGCGTATGCCGCGCCTTGGATTATTGTTGCATCTACTGCCGGGCTGGCGATGTCGTTTTATGGGATGTATGAGGACAACAAACGGTATAAGCGCAGCGGTTACAGCAAAATCGTCCGCAACCATGCCCGGAACCCGGAGTATCCGCAGAATGAGGAGAAGGGCGCATGAAACTGGAAGAGCTGATTCGGCAGCGGGCCGAAGAGTACCTGAAAACAGCCGCACGGCTTGCAACGGAGTCCGCGCTCACGGGAGACATCTGGCTGCGGGTCATCTGCCGGGAAAAATCAGAGGTCTATAGCGCGGCAGCAGATGGGCTGCTCACAGCCCTCCACGATGCGGAGGATGCCCCACATGGCTGATTACATCCACTATGTCACATGGTACACCGTGTACAGCGCCAAGACCGGCGAGGTAGTGGCCGCCGGAACGTCCGCCATGTGCGCTGCGAAGCTTGGATACAAGACCGCCAACAGCTTTGTGTCGTCCGTTGGACACCGGCGCCATGGAAAAAAGCGCCCGTACAAGTACATTTTTGAGCAGGAACGCATTGATCGTGCGGAGGTTGACTGTCTCCCTCCGCTTCGCCGTTACTGCAAAAAGAAAGGCCAGTATGCGAAAAGGAAGCAGGAATATGAACGGTAGATACATGCGCGCCGCAGAGATTCGATGGCATAATCGTCAGCCGGAGCGGCTGCGGCACATCCATCGGGATGAAACTCAAAAACAGCAGGCTTCATTCTGCTGCCATGCTTACCATAAAGGGGATCCTGGCAGATGCGATAAACTGGTTTTTGCCGGTTTTGACCCCGTGTTATCAAGTGTGCAGGCTCAGCATTGGGCGGACGAAAACTGGCCGCTTTATGACCATGTCGACGTCTTGGATTCTTCGGGCCGCAAGATTTACGGGAGGTGATACACATGAGTCAGACGTTAGCCCGCAGAGCCCGCATCAAAGACCTTTCCAACAAGGCCGAGGGCATTTTCCAGTACGTCGGGAACGACAATGTGCTGTTCCGACTCATCAGCACCGGCAACAAGCTCACCAGCGACGTCAACTATGCTGTGGCTCTGTTCACCGGCTTCGCCCGCAGCCATCAGCTGGGCAGTCAGGAGACCCGCCGCACAATCGACTCGATTTATCGCCGGGTCGGTGAGCTCATGTGCCTCATCGACATCGTTCATGCCGCTGCCGGCGAAGAAATCATGCCTGAGCCGTATGAATCCATAGATTTTTGTTACATGACCGAGTACCGCACCATGCTACGGGAGGCCGTCATTCGTGGGATGCCGGACAACTACAAAGGCCCGGCGCAGAACCCCTACACTGTCAGCCTTGTGCAGCCGGGCGTTGGCCACGGTAATGGTTACACACTGGACGAGTACGATGACGATTTCTTCGCCCGATTTACTCGCAGAGAAGAGCCGCGTGACCGGAAGCTCGTCTTCCGCTGCACTAAATCCGAGCTTGACGCCATCAAGCGTTACGCCAATATCATCGATATTAAATTTACCGAGGAGGAAATTCATCATGCCTGAGAAAAACCAGACCCCTATCGAGATGCTCGACCAGAATGCAGCTGTCGTCCAGAGTGCAGAGGTGCCTGCGCCTGCAGCACCTATCCAGCTGCAGCAGCGTCAGAGCTACGCCGAGAAGGTGCAGGGCCTGACCATTGACGAGCGCAACTGGATGCTTGCAAAGTCCAAAGCCGCCGCGATGGCACAGCTGCCCGAAGGTTTTCTGCCTCAGACCTACACTGGCAATCCCGGCGCGTGTGCCATCGCCTGCGAGATGGCCCTGCGCATGGGCGTCTCGCACCTTTTCGTCATGCAGAACCTTTACGTCGTCCATGGTATGCCCACATGGAGCGGCAAGAGCTGCAAGGCCCTCATCGACAACAGCGGCCAGTTTGCGGGCCGCACCCGCTACCGCATGGAGGGCGAAGAAGGCACCGACAACTGGGGCTGCCGCCTGATCGGCGTGGACAAGCTCACCGGCGAAAAGGTCGAAGGTCCGAAAGTCACGGTCAAGATGGCAAAGGATGCCGGGTGGTGGAACAAGAATGGCAGCTACTGGCCCAAAATGACCGAAATGATGCTCAAGTACCGCGCCGCCGCTTACTTTGCCCGCGCCGAGTGTCCGGAGGTCCTGATGGGCGCCAACATCGACTACGAGGTAGGCGCTGGCGACGCCGAGGAAGAGGGTGCGGCCCATGCTTAATGTTGTTGCATTGATGGGCCGTCTGGTCTACGACCCGGAGCTCAAGACCACCCAGAACGGCACCAACGTGTGCAGATTCCGCATCGCGGTTGACCGCAGCTTTGCCCGGCAGGGCGAAGAGCGCAAGGCCGATTTTATCGACGTCACCGCGTGGCGGCAGACCGCCGAGTTCGTCTGTAAGTATTTCCAGAAGGGCAGCATGATCGCCATCGAAGGCAGCTTGCAGACCCGTCAGTACCAGGACAAGAACGGCAACAACCGCACAGCTACCGAGGTTCTTGCGTCGCAGGTGAGCTTTTGCGGCGGAAAGGCCGCAGAGAAGCCCGCTGTGCACGATTTCGAACAGCAAACAGAAAATCATGTGCGCGAAGCAAACGCCGCTCACAGCACCTCGCAGAAGCCTCAAAGCGTACCGGAGTATTCGCAGGGCAGCGCAGACGACTTTTCGGTCATCGACGACAGCGAAGACCTCCCGTTCTAAGCCGAGAGCTGCGCTATCTGGCTATACGGGCGCGCAAAGGAGGTGATTGAGTGGCACAGGACGATAAAAAGTCATTTGTGGCGTATCTGAGCTGGTTCGACGCGCTGGAAGAATACTCCGACGCAGAGGTTGGGCAGTTGATGCGAGCTCTTGCACGGTATGCCAAAACCGGAGAAGAACCCGAATTTTCAGACCGTGGGATGCGTGGCAACTGGAAATTTATGTGCAGCGACGTAAAACGGGCGTCTGAAAAATGGGATGAAACCCGCAAGAAACGCAGCAACGCCGGAAAACGCGGTATGGCAAAGCGCTGGGGAAAGCCTGACGACATAACAAAGATAACAAACGATAACAATGTTAATGACGACATAACAAAAATAACTGTAGATGTAGATGTAAATGGAGATGTAGATGGGGATGTAGATGTTGTAAAGCGCGATAACACCGCCGCCGTTGATATGGAGTTATCAAAAATCGTCCAGCATTACCAACGTGCTATCGGCGACTTCCCGCGTTCGGCGCTGGAAAAACTGCAAAAATGGCGGCAGGAGTACAGCACGGAGATGATTTCGCTGGCGATCGACAAGGCCGCAGAGGCCGGGAAGCGCTCGTGGAACTACATCAACGGCATCCTGTCTGGCTGGCAGCGGGACGGGATACGCACCCCGGGGGACGTGGCAGCGAATGAGCAGCGCCGACAAGAACAGCCTCGCGGGAAACAAGCCACAGAAAGCACCGCAGAAGCATACGCAAATATTTTCAAGGGGGTGAAACCGTGACAGTGGAGATGATGACAAAGCTCCTTGCGGACGCTGAGGCCTATTTTGGACGGCCTCAGACCGCAGAGAACCGCGCAAGCATCGCGGAGATCTGGGCGAACTCATCGCTCAAGGATGTGCCGGATGAGATGGCCTATAAGACATTCCACGAGGTGATTTCGGAGTGCAGCTGGCAGAGCCAGCTTCTCCCGACGTGGAAAAAGGCCATCGAAAAGGCCCAGGGTGAGCAGATGCTGGCGAAGCACTGCCTTGCTGCCCGCACCCGGATGCTCAAGTCCAGAGCAGAAAGAAAGCTTCTTGGGCAGGCAAGCCAGAACGGAGGACAAAATGCCTAGATACAAAGTCATCGTAGAGTGCAGCGGTCCGCACGGGAATGCCGCGCTTACATACCGCATCAACGCCGCGAGTCAGTTTGCGGCAGAGTTCCGGGCCTGCCAGCTGGCGGGTGACCATTACCCCGAGTATCGGGACATCAAACCGGTGAGGACGGAGGTGCTGAAAAATGGCTAAAATCATAGACCATCTTTCGCAGGGCGAAATTCTCGCCCAGATGGCAGAAGAGCTGGCAGAGGCCGCACAGGCGGCGCTCAAGTTGCGCCGGGCGCTGGATGACTCAAACCCGACTCCCAAGACTATCCCCGAATGCTGGGAGTCGCTGGAAGAAGAAATCGGCGATGTCATGAACTGCATTGACGCACTTTTGCTGGAAGACGATCTGAACTACCACGCATTTATGAGCAAGTGCGGCGAAAAGGCAGAGCCAAAAATGGGCCGTTGGAAGCAGCGGTTGGAAGCGAGGTACGCGAAAAATGACGATGACGCCGTGTAAAGACTGCCCCACTCGGCACCCGGTGTGCCACGACACCTGCCCCAAGTACGCCGAGTTCAAGCGCCAGCGCGGCGCAGAAGCCGCTTACACCCGAGAGATGCTGGACACGGGCGAGGTCTATCACTACGACCACGAGGACCGTCACCGGGAGCGGGGCCGCAAGAAGTACATGGGAGCGAACGGAGGAGCGGACAGATGAGAGTGCTTATTGCTTGCGAGGAATCACAAGCGGTTTGCAAAGCGTTTCGACTGCGGGGACATGAGGCATATTCTTGTGACGTTCAGGAACCGTCTGGAGGACACCCTGAGTGGCACATACACGGAGATGCTTTGGCACCTCTTGATGGGGGGCAGGTCATAACGATGGACGATAAAAGTCACTACATTGACGCATGGGATCTCTTGATTGCACACCCGCCTTGCACCTACTTATCCAAAGCCGGCGCAAACCGTTTGACAGTCAACGGAAAAATTCAAGAGCCTCGGTATGAGAACGGAATCCGAGCACGAGATTTTTTTCTGAAATTCTGGAATTTCGATGTGGAACGGATTGCGATAGAGAACCCTGTCCCTATGAAAATTTGGGAACTGCCCCAATACAGCCAGATCATTCAGCCGTATATGTTTGGAGATCCGTATATAAAGACAACTTGTTTGTGGCTGAAAAATCTTCCTATGCTTTTCGCAACAGATGTTGTTGTGCCGACCTCTAAATGGGTGTCTTCATCAGATCACCGTGCAAAAAAGACCGGTGACGCATGGGCGAAAAGCGGACACAGGAGCGCAAAGGTAAGAAGCAAAACATTTCCCGGCATTGCAAATGCTATGGCCGAACAATGGGGGTAAAAATGAAAACCGTACAGGAAATCTGGTACGGCTGGGGACGCGTACTGGACTACATCGGCATCGGTTGGGAAAATGTGCCGGAACAGGCTGTGCAGATGCACATTGACGATCTGATCGGAGGAAAACTATGAAAGCAGTCCTTTTGAGCATTCGGCCAAACTGGTGCAAGCTGATTTGGAGCAGAATGAAAACCGTGGAGGTACGCAAGACCCGCCCGAAGCTGGAAACGCCGTTCAAGGTATACATCTACTGCACCGGTCACGATAGCTGGGTCATGAAATTGCCCAAGGCGGGCGTGAAAAAAATGGACAGCAGAGTAATTGGCGAGTTCACCTGTGACAAAATCTACAAGCTCGTCCACGTCGGAACGATGATGGACATAAACATTTTGACATTGGACGGGTGGTATAAACCGGCAGATGCACTGCTTCAAGCGGCTTGCTTGACCGAAGCGCAGGCTGAAAAGTATCTCAAGGGCGGTGACGGATACGGCTGGCATATTTCTGACCTGAAAATTTGGGACGAGCCTGTAAGGCTTAAAGATTTCTGGGCGATACAACCCTGTACGCATCGCGGAGACTGTTGCACCTGCCGCAGATGGGACGCAGAAAATCTGATTTGCCGGGGAGAAGCGTTCGGAATCGAACGTCCGCCCCAAAGCTGGTGTTACATGGAGGACGGCGAATGAAGTTGACTCTCTACGGCGACCCCCGTACCAAGAAAAACTCTGCCCGCATCCTCAAAAGCCGCTCGGGCGGGCGCTTTGTGGCCCCTAGCAAGGCCTACGTGGATTATGAGACGGACTGCCTGCGGCAAATCAAAAGGCCGCGCAGCCCCATTTCTGCCCACGTGCTGGAGGACGACAACAGCCGAATCGTTGCCGCCCACGATGGCAGCCGGGTGGAGCTTGACCGGGAGAAACCCCGGGTGGAGATCTGGATTGAAGAAATGGAGGACGAAAATGGCTGAATATCATGTTGGATGTGGACTGTTTGGAAATGTCTACGCTGGGACTTATGCGCCGCCCCGCAAGGATGGCTTACAGGCATGGCGTAACAAGTCGGAGGTGACAAGCGAAGCTGTCAAAGCGGTCATGGGGCATTTCATTACGGAAATGGAACGTGACGACAAGACAAAGCTCGAAAAGGTGTGGGGCGTTATCGGAAACAAGAAGCTAAAAGTCACTTTTGAGATTTTCGCTGGCAAGGAGGAAAACAATGACCCACACATGGACACCTGAAACCGACACGTCAAAGCCTGACAGCGGCGTGGACTACCGCACTGTCAAAACGTGGTTTCAACAGTGCCGCGACCTTGCGGCAGCTATCGAAATCCAGAAGCAAAAAATACAGCGCATCCGGGACGTGGCAGAAAAATGCACCCAGAGCCTGAGCGGGATGCCTGCGGGCGGTGGCAATGGGGACAAGGTAGGCTTTGCTGTAGAGCAGCTGGACACCGAGCGCCGACAGCTTCAGAGGATGGAGACGGACCTGTGCAATCTGCGTGTCGAGGCCACCCGGCGGGCATACTGCCTGATAGCCGAGCCGGAATGCGCCGAAGCGATTTGCGAGCACTATGTCATAGGCAAGTCTCACAAGGAAATTGCAAAAGAAGTCGGCGTGTGCGGGGCAGATGTGGTCTACCGGAGAATCAAACGGGGATGCATGGCCCTGGCTGAGATATGGGACGAGTTTTCTGACGTGCGAAGTGTACAACATGCACAAGAAAACACAGCGTGATTTTGGGAGGGGTCAGCTCTTTTCAAGTCTGTAAGCTTAGATGTAAAATTCTAATAAGCGGTTCAGCGCTAAGCGGTAGCCGCTTGCCACGCAGCCTCCAGAACGGTCCCTTCCTTGTGACAGGTTTTCATGCTTTCCTGTTCTCCTTCGCCGTTTTGCGGGCTGCTTCTATGCGAGATTTTGGAACGGCTCCATTCACGGGGCGGCAGCTCTGAGTGTCCGGGGGAGAGCGCACACCTCCCTCTCCGCGTGGTTCGAATCCACGGTTTCGCACCAGATGGCGCATGGACTCATCCCCCACAAAGCTGCACGCTTAACCTCCCGTGCCACGAGAGAGCTTTGAATCCCTGAGGGGGTGGGTAGACTTCCCGACGGGATGTGCGTCAAACAACAGCCCTGGCGGAAAACCAAGGCTGTTTTATATGGCCGCCTGAGCGCAGTACGGAGCGCGTGTCAGCTGAGATATTGCTGGCTGGTTCGAGTCCAAGGGCGGTGTTTTATACTCCGGTAGCTCAAGTGGTAGAGCGGCGGTCTCCAAAACCGCATGTTGCAGGTTCGAGTCCTGCCGGGAGTGCTTGCATGATCTGACGAGAGCGGGGAGTGCAATAGCGGGGCATCCAGACGCGAAAGTTCTGGACGCAGAGGCTTTGCACCCGACAAGCAAAGCCTCTTATTTTGACATTTTGACCGTTCGGATTTTCCGGGCGGTTTTTCTTTTGCACGAGTTTAGAGAGGTGATGGCGGTGGCCTACAGCAAAAACAAAAGGATAGGCAGACCGCCCGTCTTTGAGAGCAAAGAAGAACTTGAGAAAAAAATCGAAGAGTTCTTCAAAAGCTGCGAAGGGAGCGTCCTAGAAGACGAAACCGGAAAGCCTGTTTTGGACAAATATGGAAACGTGATAAAAATCGACGAACGTCCAGAAACGGTCACCGGTTTAGCTTTGGCGTTGGGGTTTAAGTCTCGGCAATCTTTGATTGACTATCAAGGCAAGCCCGAGTTTTCTGACACGATAACGCGCGCGAAGCTTCGATGCGAGAGATACGCCGAAGAACGGCTCTATGATCGTGACGGAAACGGCGGCGCAAGATTCAGCCTGCAAGTTAATTTTGGTTGGAGCGATAAGCCGAAAGAAGCGGAGCAGGAAGAGCGTCACGATGATGGTTTGATAAAGGCATTGAATGCTGCCGCAGACATCAGCCCGCCGGATGACGTGGAGATGCTGCCAGAGGAAGAGGACGACAATGCGGAAAAGTAACGGTTTTCGATGGAAAGCCCTCAGCCAGCGGCAAAAGATGGTTCTTTGCTGGTGGACACCGCAGAGCGCATACAGCGGCTACAACGGCATCATTGCCGACGGCGCTATCCGCTCGGGCAAGACCTTTGCCATGAGCTTCTCTTTTGTCCAGTGGGCTATGACCTGCTACAGCGGCCAGCAGTTTGCCATGTGTGGAAAGACCATTGCCAGCTTCCGGCGCAACGTGCTGGGAACGCTCAAGCAGCAGCTTGCAGCCCGGGGGTTCAACGTCAAGGAGCACAGAGCAGAAAACTGCATGACCGTCAGCAAGGGCGGCAAAACCAACGAGTTTTACTTTTTCGGCGGCAAGGACGAGAGCAGCCAAGACCTGATCCAGGGCATCACCCTTGCCGGGGTATTCTTCGACGAGGTAGCCCTGATGCCGCAGAGCTTCGTCAATCAGGCCACAGCCCGTTGCTCTGTCACCGGGTCAAAGTTCTGGTTCAACTGCAACCCGGGCAGCCCGCAGCACTGGTTTTATCTGGAGTGGGTGCGCAAGTGCCGTTCCCGCAGGATAATGTATCTCCATTTCACGATGGATGACAATCTTTCACTTGCCGAAGACATCAAGGCCAGATACCGCAGCCAGTACAGCGGCGTTTTCTATCAGCGCTTCATTCTAGGCCTGTGGACGGTGGCCGAGGGCCTTGTTTATGACATGTTCGACCGCAAGAAGCACGTCGTTGATGTGCTGCCGGCGCTGTCTCCAAAGAGCGCCTATGTGGCTTGCGACTTTGGCACCCAGAACGCAACGGTGTTCCTGCTGCTCCAAAAACAGGCAGATGCAGACTGCTGGATCGTCACCCGGGAGTATTACTACAGCGGGCGCGAACAGAAGCGCCAGAAGACTGTTGGAGAGTATGTTGCAGACCTCAAGCGATGGCTAAACGGCACAAAGCCAGAAAAGGTCATCGTTGACCCGTCTGCACTGCCGCTTATCACGGAGCTAAAGCAAAATGGGTTCCCGATTCAGGCGGCAAACAACGACGTTCTGAGCGGCATTCTGGACGTTCAGACGATGCTCCAAACCGGAAGATTAAAAATATACAGAGAGTGTAAACGCACCATACAGGAGTTTGGCGTTTACGCATGGGACCCGGACAGAGAAGATGTGGTCATCAAGGAAAACGACCACTGTATGGACTCTATCCGGTATTTTGTACGCACGAAGCGCCTTGTCAAGCGGGCCGGAGGATAAAAAGTGGCTACATTTACGTTTCAGACATTCCAGCAGGCCCGGCAGGAAGGGCGGCTCACAGATTTTCTGTGGGATTTCATCCAGCAGCACAAATCTTCCCCCCAGGTGGCGGGTAGGACTGGTGCGCTGGCTGCTGATTTATACGACCGGCAGAAAAACCCGGGCGCAGAGCAGTTCGCCGCAGCCTATGCAGAGATGCTCAAGCTGGCGACAAACAATACCCGGGACATCATGAGGCCGGATATGGTCAAAAGCAACCTGTTCCGGCGGCTCAACAAGCAGCGCGCGGCGTACTCGCTGGGCAACGGCGTCACATTTGCCGATGGCACCGACAAGCTAAAGCTGGGCGCGACCTTCGACGAGCGGGTTTTTAAGGCTGGGTATTTTGCCCTCATCCACGGCGAAAGCTTTGGATTTTGGAATTACGACCACCTGGACGTGTTTAAGCTGACCGAGCTTGCCCCGCTCTATGACGAGGACACCGGCACACTGCGGGCGGCTGCACGGTACTGGCAGCTCAACCCGGACACGGCGACAAAAGTGGTGCTGTACGAAGAAGACGGATACACCGAGTACAAGTCTCAGGCGCGTGGCGCATACCCGCTGCAAGAGGCAGCGGCAAAGCGTGGATACCTCAAGACCACGATCACAACCAACGTGGGCGGCGAGGAGTCTGTCACAGAGGACAATTACGGCGCACTGCCCATTGTACCGCTTTGGGGTTCAGACCTGCACCAGAGTACGCTTGTTGGGCTGAAAGCCTACATTGACAACACAGACCTTGTCATGTCCGGCTTTTGTAACGATTTGCAGGACTGTGCGCAGATCTATTGGCTGTGCGAAAACTTCGGCGGAATGACGCAGGACGAGCTGCAAGGCTTTTTGCAGCAGCTCAACCTCTACCACGTCGCCAACGCCGACACCAGCGACGGCGGCAAGGTGCAGCCCTACACTACCGAGATCCCCGTCACGGCCCGGAGTACGTTGCTTGACCTGCTGCACAGCCGGTCTTATGAGGACTTCGGCGGGCTGGATGTGCATTGTGTAAGCGCGGACAGCACCAACGACCATCTGGACGCAGCCTATGAGCCGCTGAATCACAATGCGGACGATTTCGAGGCGCAGCTCACACCCTTTATTCAGCAGATTTGCAAGCTGGCTGGGTTGGGCGACGTGTCCCCGATTTTTACCCGCAGCAAGATCACCAACACAGCTGAGCAGGTCAGCATGGTGATTTCTGAGGCACCGATCATCGGGCAGGACATGGCGATTGACCTGCTGCCCAACCTGACCCCGGAACAAAAGGAGCAGGCCAAGGCAGCGCTGATGGCTGAGAGCGCAACACGAGAGACCGTGGACGAGGAGGACGACGACGGTGATGAAACGTGATTTCTGACCGTGACCGCATCTCTACCCGTCAACTGAACCGCCTGCGCCGCCGCATTTTGCGGGTGTACGGCACTGCCCGCCGGGAGATGCAGGAGCAGCTTACCGAGTTTCTGGCAAAGTACAAAGCTTTGGACGAACGCAAGCGGGCGCAGCTGGATGCGGGTGAGATCACCGAAGACGATTACCGCATCTGGCTGCAAAATCAGGTCTTTCAGTCCGATTTGATGCACGCCAAGCTGGACGGCATCACGCAGACCTGCACCACAGCCCAAGAGACGGCCTACAAGCTGGCCCGGGATGAGCAATACAACATCTTTTCCTTTGGCGCAAACTGGGCTTTCTACGAGCTGGAACAGGCCGCAGGCGTGACGTTCGGGCTGACCCTGTACAACACCGAAGCGGTCAAACTCCTGCTGAAGGAGAACCCCCGCATGGTGCCAAACAAGCGCATCAAGAGCGAGAGCAACCGCACCTATGACGCCAGGGTGTTCAACCGCTACGTCATGCAGGGCATTGTGCGGGGCAAGAGCGTCCACGACATCGCCGTGCAGGCCGTCAACGGCATGGCTGACACGGAGATCCACTGGGCCATGAACAACGCCATCACGGCCCTTACCAGCGCCCAGAACGCCGGGGCTTTGCAGCAGATGCGAAACGCCCAGGCTTTGGGCATCGAGGTCAAAAAGCGGTGGAACTCCACCCACGACTACCGCACCCGTGAGATGCACCGCCTGCTTGACCAGCAGACAGCAGAGCTTGACGAGCCGTTCAAGGTCATGGGTTACGAAATTCAGCGCCCCGGCGACCCCAACGCAGCGCCGGAGATGGTCTACCACTGCCGCTGTGTGTTGTCCTCTGCCTTGGGCAAGTATCCCCGGCAGAACGCCATGCAGCGGGACAATGTGACCAAAGAGACCACCCCCGTCATGGATTACACCGAGTGGTATAAATCCAAGGGCGGCAAAGAGAAAGAGCAAATGTGGTGGGCGGAAGAGCGCAAGAGAAAGAAGGGATGAACCGTGATTTTGCCGATGGAAAACACTGAAAGATGTGTTTTTGCTGGAACAGGCAAATATGACATTCCGGTCATTCAGCCTGAAACGGACATCCGCATTGACAAATTGACGTGGATTCCTATCAACTATGCGTTGACGGCCAAAGACAAAGCCACAAAAGGCGTTCATTTTTACAAGGATGATTACCAATTTGAGCGGTTTTGGAACAATCCAGACAAGTACATCCCCCTTTTGCAGCAGTTCGGCGCGGTATGTTCTCCGGATTTTTCTATTTACAATGATATGCCGTTTGCTGTGAATCCTTTTATGCATTATAAAAAGCACTGGTTGGCGGCGTACTGGCAGGCACACGGTATTCATGTCATACCGACAATCCGAACTTGTGGAGTGGAGAGCTGGGATTGGTGTTTTGATGGCGAGCCAAGAAATGCAATTATAAGCATTTCTAGCCACGGCACACAGTCTGACCCATACGAGGCTGAATGCTTTGCAAAACACTTCCGGAAAACGCTCGAAGTTTTACGGCCAAGTGAAATTTTGTGGTATGGGAAATGTCCTTCGGAATTTGACTGGAACGTCACAAAAATAAAACCATTTGAGTTTGAAAGGAGCGGTTTTCGTGCCTAAAAGTGGCTCTGGAAACAATAACAAACGCGGCGGAAAAGCCAGCAAAGACGGCACTATCACGGGGGGGCAGCCCAAAACAATCGAGGCCCGCTACATTGAGGGCCGTGGGTGGTCACGTGGACGGTATGATACAGAGGTGCTGGAGGCGACCACGGACGGAAAGGGCAACTTAACATTCGAGTATGCACAGCCGGACACAAAAGAAAAGACCGCGAAAACCAACAAAACCAACTATCTGACGTACAATGTTCAGGCGGGCGCTGTTGATGGAGAGTCTTTCGGCATCAACTGGGACAAGGTACAGTCTATCAGCGGCCAGACTTACAGTATGCGAGCAGAAGCGAAAGAACACGGCCTTTCTTGGGACGGAGCTACAAAATCGTGGAAGCGTAAGAAATAGCCATGAAATTTCGACGGGCTATGACCAAGTTCAAGCCATTTCAATACGAAAGGAGGCACTACCGTGAGTAAAAGAGGTTCAGGCAGCTCCGCGAGAGTGGGCGAATTTTCTATAACAATTCAAGGAAAAGAGAAAATTTACTTTCAGGCAGCCGGCGGAGAATTTCGAGAAATCATGGACACTAATAATGTTGTTTCAAAAGAAACGGCATCAAAACTTTTGAAAAACGAAAAAGCAAAACCGATCTCAAAAGCGGAAATGAACAAAATTAAAGAAGCGCGAAAGAAAGACCGTGCAGCAACACCAGATTATGAGCTTGGTTATGGGACTGGCCCGGGTGGAAGCATTGACCTGGCGGCGAGAAAAGCCGCCCGTACTTCTCGACTGGCTGGACGCGTTTCAAAAAGGCGAAGATAAATGAAATTTGAATACAACATCAAATTCACTGACAACACCCCGCAGCTGCATGAGGCGTTGGACTCTTGGGAAGAGCGGGTGCTGACCGTCTGGGGCATGAAGGTGCAGGACTACGCCCAGCTGCTTGCGCCTACTGGCACGGCAGACAGCACGGGCATTGAGGGCTACGTGGGCGGTGCGCTCAAGCAGAGCCTGACCTACGCCGTAGACCTTGCAAAAAAGACCGTGACCATCGGGTCAAATCTCTTTTACAGCGTCTATGTTGAGCTTGGCACGGGCATCTTTGCCGAGAAGGGCAACGGGCGCAAAACGCCGTGGGTCTGGAAGGACTTCAACGGAAAGTGGCACTTTACCCGGGGCATGGCCCCACGCCCGTTCCTCCGCCCGGCGGTGGAAAATCATATTGACGAACTGCGAGAGATCGCAGTAGAAGAAGGAAACAAGGAGGCTTAAATATGAGCAGAATCGAGGAGCTGGAAAGCGAGCGCGAAAACTTGCATTTGGAACAGCTCAAGCTCCAAAACAAAGCAAAAATTTGCGAAGTTCGGCAACTTGAAATTTCCAACGAAATCCGAGAGCTGAAAATTGAGGATGATAAGGAAGCAAATACACGGCTTTGCTTCGAAATTGACGATACAAGAATCAAACTTCAGAAAGTTTGTGATAAAGTTCTTGGCGAATCAAATGTGCATGTTCATGTGACACTCATCCCGTTAAAAAACAACCTCAAATTTCAAAATTACGAGTTTGACTAAAAAGTTAATATTCGGCGGTTGGCGCACAGCGTCAGCCGCTTTTTTATGCCGTTTTCGCTCAATGGTAGAGCTGCTGATTTGTAACCAGCGGACGCGGGTTCGATTCCTGCAAGCGGCACCACACCGGCAGCACGTCCGGCAAATAAACCTTATTGCCAAGCATGGCAGCCCGAGCAAGGGCAGAAAGGACTATCACATGGCACTCGAACGCAAGACTCTCCGGGCGATTCTGGAAGATGAAACGACCGACACCAGCGGCAAGCTCAAGAAAATTCTGGACGTGCTGCATGAGGAAACGGACACTTTGCAGAACCAGCTCGATGAGAAGAACGCAGCCCTCGCCAAAGCCGAAAAGGACCGGGACGCAGCCAACGGCGGCAAGCAGGCCGCTGAACAGGCACTGACCGACTACAAGGCCCAGCAGACCCAGAAAGACGCCCGGGCCACTAAAGCAGCGGCATACAAGCAGCTGCTGAAGGACAATGGCGTGCTGGAAAAGCACTTTGACCGCGTTGTAAAAATGACCGGCGCGGACATCGACGCTTTGGAGCTGGACGAGAACGGCAAGGTCAAGGACGCAAAGAAGTTCATGGACAGCCAGAAAGACGTGTGGGGCGACTTTGTGGCTACAACCACGACCACCGGCGCAAAGGTGGACACCCCGCCCACCAATACCGGCTCCAAAATGACCAAAGACCAAATTTTTGCAATCAAGGACGCTGACGAACGCCAGGCCGCGATTGCAGCAAATGCCGACCTTTTCACGGGCGGCGGAAAGGAATAACACATGGCAGCAAAAGAAAACCTTATCGTAACTACCGACATTACCATCAACCCCCGAGAAATCGACTTCGTCACCCGCTTCCAGCGCAACTGGCAGCATCTGCGCGACATCATGGGCATCATGCGCCCCATTCGGATGCAGCCCGGCACTACCCTCAAGAGCAAGTACGCCGAGGGTACGCTTCAGATCGGAACTGTTGCTGAGGGCGAGGAAATCCCCTACAGCAAGTTCACCGTCAAAGAAAAGACCTATGCTGACATTACTGTCGAAAAGTTCGCCAAAGCCGTCTCGCTGGAAGCCATCAAGAAGTACGGCTACGATGTCGCCGTTCAGAAGACCGATGACGAGTTCCTGTACCAGCTGACCGCGAACGTCACCGACCGCTTCTACAAGTACCTGAACACCGGCACCCTGAAAGGCACTCCCAAGACCTTCCAGATGGCTCTGGCCATGGCGAAGGGCAGCGTTGAGGACAAGTTCAAGAACATGCATCGCACCGTCACCGGCGTCGTGGGCTTTGCCAACATTCTGGATGTGTACGAGTACCTGGGCGCGGCCAACATCACTGTCCAGAACCAGTTCGGCTTCCAGTACATCAAGGACTTCATGGGCTACAACACCATCTTCCTGCTTTCCAGCGGCGAAATCGCGCGAGGAAAGGTCATCGCAACCCCGGTGGACAACATCGTCCTGTACTATGTTGACCCCGCCGACAGCGACTTTTCCAAGGCCGGTCTGGTCTACACCACTGCGGGCGAGGCAAGCAACCTCATCGGCTTCCACACTCAGGGCAACTACCACACCGCAGTCTCTGAGAGCTTCGCCGTCATGGGCATGACCCTGTTTGCTGAGTATCTGGACGGCATCTCTGTCCAGACTATCACCCCGGGCGAGTAATCGCCCCTTTTGAGTAGGAGGCATCCAATGACCGTCCCTGAGCTGTGCGCACTGACGCACAATTTCTTTGACCGGGCAGACGACCCCGTTGCGGGGGAGTTTGCCTTTGAGCCGGATACCGTTCCCGCCGGGGTAGTCCCGGGGCAGTACTTCCTCGTGTGTGGCTCTATCTTCAATGATGGCGTACACAAAGCTGGGGACGGTGATTTGGTAGCGGAGACCTTCACCGGCACGGTGCAGCCCATGCGCGTGCCGCCCGCTTTTGCCGCGCTGGCCCAGAAAATCGACGCATACGACAAGGCGCTGCCATCCGGCGGCGTGTATGTGTCCCAGTCCTTCGGCGGCTGGTCTGGCACGATGGCTACAGGCACGGACGGCCTGCCCGCCGACGGCAAAACCCGTTATAAATCCGAGATCAACCAGTGGAGGAAGATGTGACATGGTCAATTCGTTCACTGCATCCACCGTGATGCAGAGCTTCACCAAAAAATACCGTTTTCAGACCCGCAGCTATGAGCCGGACGGCGTCGGCGGCTTTGTGTCCGGCTGGACGGACGGCCCGGAATTTGAGGCTGTAGAGCGCCACGATACCACCGTGGAGGCTCAGGTTGCAGAGCAGGCGGCTACAGCGTCCACCTATACGCTGCTGGTCAACACCGGTGTGCCGCTGGCTTTCCCGGACTACATCAAGCGGGCAAGCGACGGGCAGACATTTCAGGTGACGAGCGCAGCCGATGAGGGCAACGCCCCGGCAGGGTCCGGCATGGGTCTGCGGGCCGTGAAGTGCAAAAAGGCGGTGCTGCCGTAATGGGACCGTCCGAGAGCATCAACCGGGCGCTGAACGCCTTTTTTAATAGCTTTGGCATCCCGGGCTATCTGGAAGATAACATCCCTCCCGGCGCAGAACTGCCGTATCTGACCTATCAGCCGACAATCCCCGGCGGCTGGAATGAGTCCGGCACCTTCCACGCCCGGCTTTGGTACCCGAGTGCCAAAGGCCGGACGCCTATTTTACAAACTGAAGACAAGATAAGCGCGGCCCTTGCAGATGGTTTGACCATCGAATGCGAGAGCGGCGCTATTCTTTTGCACAAAGGCGTCCCGTGGGCGCAGCCGCTCGACAACCCGCCCGAGGGCTATCTGTGCGAATACCTCAATTTTGAGCTTACACGGCTTGTCCCGTGAGAAAGGATCCTTTATGCCTGAAACTCTGGCAAAAAAGTTCACGGTCAATGTACTGACCCCGGATGCGTTCAAGAGCATCCCGAAAGGCTCCGGTAATCTGCTTTCCACATTTGACCTTTCAGCTCCCAAAATCGACAGCACCAATGTCGTATGCGCCACGCAGGGCGGCGTGACCATCTCCTACAGCAATAGCATGGAAGATACGCTGGCTGACATCGACAACGCGCCCACCAACACCAAGCAGGGCAATGAGGTCACCGGAACCACCGCCACCATCGCCTTTACCACTCCCAACGCAAGCCCCGACGTGCTCAAGCTGGCTATCGGCACGGCTGACATCGACGCGGACGACCCCACCCATGTGGTCCCCCGCATCGAGGCAGCTCTGAAGGACTACAGGGAGCTGTACTGGGTTGGCCCTATGATCGGCGGCGGCTTTCTGGTTTGCAAAATTTTCAACGCCCTTTCTTCCGGCGGCCTGAGCCTCAAGACGGCTCACCGTGGCGGCGGCTCCATGCAGATCACCCTCACCGGCTACGCTGACCTGGAAAACCCCACTCAGGCTCCCATGGAATTTTACTCGATCGTCAAGGCCCCGGCCGGGGACTAAGGAGGACATATGCGCAACATCATCGATCTCGACGGCACCGAATACCTCAAGCGCACCTATGAGTGTGCGCAGGCTTATAAAAAGTACGTGGCAGACTCCGGCGTGATGGACATTCTGGGCCGCGAGCCGGAGCTGACCGGCACGGAGACGGACGCAGAGCGGCTGGAAAAGCGCCGGGCGCAGGCTAACAAAAACGCTGTGGACATGACCAAACTGCTTTACACGGACAAGGCAGACCTCACCCTCGGCATCCTGCCCCTGTTCGTGGTGCTGGACAAGGACGAGGAGCAGCCGCCTACCCGGGTGCTGGCCTCTGCCATGAGCCGGGCGCTCCGGGACGTGGATTTCATGGATTTTTTTCAGTCCTTGATGTGATCGGCGCGGACGGCTACCGGCGGCTGGTATCCACCATCCGGCTGGATATGCTCCGGCTGCTGGGCAAGTCGTACATCATGGAGCATATCCGTGCCGAGGTGCGCAGGCATCAGGAGGCGCAGCTTTTTCGGGACTATGTGGCCGACGCCATCGGGCAGTATCTCGGCATTCAGCCCCTTTACTCCGGGCTTGCATCCAGACATTTCCCTTTGCTGCACACAAAAGAAGACACCCGCACGGCGGAGCAGATCACCGCCGACAATGCAAAAGCTCTGGCAGAGCTGTGCGGAGGAGGTGAAACGCCCTGAACATCTTTAATCTGGAGGCGACTCTGTCGCTGGATGATTCCGCTTACCGGCAGAGCATCCAAAACGTGCAGAACAGCACAAAAAAAGTTGTCACAGAGCTTGGCTCAGAGTACAGCAAAGCGGCGCAGAAAGTCGCCGAACTGACAAAGCGGTACAACGAATCGGCCGAAAAGACCGGGCGCACCTCTGCGCAGACCAAGGAGCTGAAAGCTGCTCTGGCCTCTGCCCGGGCTGAACTGAAAGAGACCACCTCGGCCCTGAGGTCGGCCAACACCAACATGACGGAGTTTGGCGGGGCATCTGAGACCGCCAGCGGCTCCCTTACCGGAGCCATCACCAAAGCCAACCTGCTTACCGGGATCATCTCCAACGTAAGCTCCATGGCCCTGTCTGCGGCCAAGGATTTTATCCAGACCGGTATCCAGTATAACGCCCAGCTGGAAAGCTACACCACCGGCTTTACCAACATGCTGGGCAGCGCTGAGGCAGCCAAAGCGGCCATGGACGCCATTCAGGAGGACGCCGCCCGCACCCCCTTTGATGTGGCGAGCCTGACACAGGCCAACCAGCTGCTCATCAGCGCCGGTGAAAACGCGGGTTACTCCCGCAAGGTCATCATGGCGCTGGGCGACGCTGTTTCGGCTACAGGCGGCGGCAATGCAGAGCTGTCCCGCATGTCGGCAAACTTGCAGCAGATCGCCAACGTGGGAAAGGCGTCCGCTATCGACATCAAGCAGTTTGCCTATGCTGGCATCAATATCTATCAGGTTTTGGCCGACTACACCGGAAAATCGGTGCAGGAAGTCCAGAAGATGACCATCAGCTATGATTTGCTGTCGCAGGCCCTTATCGCGGCCAGCGAAGAGGGCGGACGATATTACAACGCCATGGACACCCAAAGCCAGACCATGAATGGCCGGGTATCCACGTTGAAAGATAACGTGAGCCAGCTGGCGGGTCTTATGACGCAAGACCTTTCTGGTGCCGTTGGGAAAGTCATTGAAAAACTCAACGATATGACCGTCGCGGCACAGGATGCCTACAAAAAAGATGGATGGACCGGCCTGATTGGAGAAGTTACGGGCTTGGCCAATGTTGCCGACCGGGCAAAATCCGCATTTGCTGGATTAAAGGCAGTTATTGATGCACTAAAAAGCGGAGACATCTCTCTCGCGAAAGGAGATTGGGATGCCGTATATTGGGAGGGTTTCAATAACAAATATCAAAACCAGAAAGCAGGCCAGAAAGACACCAATTACTGGAAACAGTACGGCGAACGGATGGCAAAGCAGTATGGGCTTGATAAAAATGAAAGCTCCATTACAACCAGCCCGTCCGGCTCCTCCAGCGGCAAGCCCGGCTCAAAGTCCACTACCGAAACGGTCATTTCGTCCATCTCCAGAACGGCTACGACTACCGCTCAGAATGCCCTCGGCACCGTGACCACCAGCATCCAGACTCTCACCGAAAAGGTCAAGGACAGCGCGGGCAGCATCAAAGACCGAATCACCGAGACCACCACCACGACCGGCAAGGAGATGGTCGATGGCATCGAGACCACCTATAAACAGGTGGAGACCAAGGTCAACGGCGTGGTGACCAAAACCACAAAGACATACGACGATATGTCGAAAACGCTGGCAGCCACCCTGACCCGCACCGCCAGCAAGGTGGAGGGCGGTGTGACCACCGCGATTCAGGAGGTCACGGAGAAGTACGCCGATGGCACCGAGCACATCAAGACCACCGAGACCAAGACTGAGGAGAGCATCGTCGATGGCGTGGCCCGGACCACCAAGACCATCAACACCTATATCGACGGTGTGCTCCAGAACACCAAGACCGACACCGAAGAGGCTGAAAAAAGCATCCAGGCTGCGCTTTCCCGCACCGAAAAGTATATCTCTGAGATTCAGGGACAGTCTGACAAAGGCATTTTCGGGCTGGTGAAGTCTCTCTTTACCGACATCAAAAACAAAGACGGCAAGGCCATCGCCGGAGATGTGGTAAAGGTCATTTTCGGGCAGGTGACGCAAGAGCAGCGCAACACCATCCTGAAATGGGCAGACGATGCGATGACTGCCATCAATGAGCACTACGCGCAGGGCGGCATTCAGGGGGCGCTGCAGAGCATTGCGGGCCTCTTCAGCGACGGTATCACCCCGGCGGTCAACGGCTCCACCAAAGAAGTGCAGAGCTTTGCCGCCGCCATGAAGGGCCTTTCCGGAACCGGGGGCTCTGGCGGCATCGTCAGCAGCATCCTCAAGCTGTTCGGCGGCGGCACGAAGGCTGCGGCGGCTGCCGGTGAGGCCGGGGCCGGGCAGGCCATTGCGTCCGCAGCGGGCGGAGCGGCCTCCTTCTTCCCGGAGTGCCTTGCTGTGCTGGCCGTCATCGCAGAGGGCGTTGTAGGCTTCAAGATGGGCCAGAACGCCCGCGCCCGCGAGGATTCTGGCGAAGAGCGCTCTCTGGGAAGCAAGCTCCTCTCCGGCGCACTTCTGGCGTTCACCGGCCCTATCGGCTGG